GTTTCGTCCTGCGTTGGTAATTCATCATGTTAAACATGGTTTTCCAAGCCATAGTTGGCACCCAAAACGACCTAGGGTCCAAGCGAAAGCCTCTCTTCAAGATAGTCAAATCCTCAATAGGCATGAATGACGCGGAAGAATCTTTAGCATCTGATGTTATTGTCATGCCATATTTAACGAAATAAGCAGCTAGTTTTTCATAATTGAACCATTCGCGCACATCTGCATGTACTGAGATTATTCCATCATCGCCATACAGGAACATGACCACATATTTATCCATAATGGTCAAATCACGAAGGTGTAACGGGGCGTTTTGTAGCCAAAAGTCTGCGAATAAAAGATATTGTCCGAACGTGTTAACAATGGTGGTCAACATCCAGCCGGACGGATTACCAGTTCGGATAAACATCACGAATTCCTCAAAAACAGTCAGCCGGTTTTGTGCTGCTGCGATTAAATTCCTACGAATTGTAGCATTCATGGCACCGTCATTGTACCAAGCGTTAGCTAAGAAAGCCAAAAGCTTAAACGCACAAACAATTAACGTGCTATCAAACTTCTTCCAGTCAACAGCAAGCCCAATTTGACTAACTGCTCTCAAACGCAAAGCCATATGATACTATTGATGACTTTCTGGGTTGATGCCAACAATAGATTTAAAATCCATGGGGTGACTGTGGATGAATGACACGAAATCGCCAAAATATTGACGTAAGGCCAACGTAAAAGAGAAAGGTGGAATCTCAAAAATTCTACATTGTTTCCCAGGCACCAAACATTCATCTTTACCGCAAGAAACCCACATGATATTAGGTTCGTGGGTTTTCGCTTCCGTTATTATGCGTGCGGTGTCAACACGTAGAGCTGGGTCCTTGATATTGACTAACCCATCCTCACCAATTTCAACGAAATCAGTTTTACGCTTACCGAGAACATAAGGATATCCCGGAGAGGATTTAAGATTAACTCGATCTAAGCTTCCAATAGCAACCAAAGCCTCATCAAAGGTACGAACACGCCTTTCTATATCATATACACTCATATCCGCCAAAAGATGTTGGGCAACGGCAGTTTGAATGTCATCTGGCACTTTGCTCAATGAAGAGCGATCCAAAGAATTCTTCATCATAGCATTAAGGACGGGATCTACTCCATCCTTAATCCGCAAATCAGTTGGCTCCTTTGGGACAGGAAAACAGTCCACCGTCGTACGATAGAAATTGGTGCGTCGATTTGATGCCAAGACTGGTGTATGAACACCAATAAGATCAATAGCTCCCATAGCTTTCAAAGGAGCAACATCCACATTTTTCATCAAATCAGGACCAACGACTTCAACCAACATTTCATAAGTAACTAGCGTCGCCATACCATATGCGACATCTACCATACCAGCTACGTGGAAGCCCATGATTTTATGGGGCACATCTTTATCGTGGCATATTATTGGACCGCCACAATCACCAAACGTAGTGTTCATCTCATAATGGAAACCTTTAAGTAACTTGTACTTTTGCCCGACTGCGCCGGAATATTCATCGACCTCAGTCATTTTCTCGCCAATTGTTGAATATATGCCAACAACATTTTCACCACGATTTTTGGTGACTAGTGAGATCGGACAACGTTTAACGTAAACAAGTTCCGAGTCGCGAACAAAATTCTTAAGCATTGACGGTGCACGCCAAGTAAGTCCAGGAAATGTGTAGACGGCTGCATCTTCAGCAAATCTAGTAACCACTACTGATTTACTCGCCATCTTAAATTCCTTATCTGCAGCAAGCCATTTGATATGAATAGTTGTAGTCGGAGAATCCAACTCTAGAAAATGAAAAGGGGCCAAGAAATGCAAATGGCCAAGTGGTATAGCATTCATGCCAATTATCCGATGTGATCCTTCCCACAGCTCAATACGACACAAACAACGAGCCACCTTATCTTCAAGACTCATTGCAACAAGGTCGCGAACTCCTTGGGCCAAGTTTTGACGCAACTTAGGGTCTG